CGCCCTGGGGGCATTTAACCGGCTTACTAAAGACGAACAAGCCCAAGCCGTAGAAGCCATTGAACAGCACGTGGCGTACTGGAAACTTAAAGGTACGGAATCTGATTTCATACCCCATGCCAGCACTTGGTTAAACCAAGGCCGTTGGGAAGATGAATTGGATATGACCCCTAAAGAAGTAAAGCGACCTTCATTACCTTGGTATAGTTCTGATGAACTAACTTTGGCCAAAGGCCGGGAACTTGGATTAAATGCTTATGCCGGAGAAACAATGGGCCAGTACCGACAACGAATCAGCCAAGCAATTGGAAAGGCATCGGTATGAATGTGAAATCAGACAGTTGCTTATTTACCGTGAAAAGCTTGGGCTTACCGGTTTTAGGGGTTATTTTGCTAATTTTAATTTTGATAAACGCCGCGAACAACTTGCAAAAGATTTTTATGATCAATGGAAAAAAGGAAACCGGGGCGCACCTGGGGATTGGCGATAATGATTAAAGTAAATTGGTACCCTACATTGCGTAGGCACGAAAGCATGGAAAAGCATCAAGAAATAAACATTACTTCCATTGCGCCTGAACCAGCATTTAAATATTTTATTGAAAAATATCCTGGTGCTGAATACATAAAATGCCCAGCATTTTCTGATTATTTAAAAAACACTTTTATTGTAAAAAGCCCATACGACTTGGTTATAACAATAGACAAAAACCAGCAAACGGCATTTACTGATAGATATGGCCAAGATTTTTATGATGACAATGTAAAAGCTACGTATTTAAACAACGTATTTTTGCTTCATTTACCACCAAGATTTCTTTTAATTCCTGAAACAAAAGAATCAGTAATGATTACTTGTTTGCCAATGATGGTGGAACAAAGCCCATTGTCAGTTATCCCTGGAATGTTTGATATATCAAAATGGACAAGGCCAATTGAATGTGCGGTTCATATACATGATGAAAAAGAAATTGCTTTAAAACGGGGTCAACCAATCATGATGTTTAAGTTAACTGCAAAAAACAATGATTCAATAAAACTTGAGCAAGGCGTAATTACCAAAAACATTCTTAAATTGGCTGATGCTTGTGTTCAAGTAAAAGGCACAAACCCTTCTTTAAATTTAAAAACGTTATACAAAATGGCTGATGTTTATGTTTCAAAAATGAAAACAATTATTTATAAAGAAAAACAATGAAACCTGATACCCGTGTTGTTGATCCCAATGATTGCGTAGATTATTTATATGAATTTGCCCCGGAATATGCCCGTGCCAAGGGTGAGTTAGCAGAATTGGAAGCCTATCGCCATTCGTTACGTTCAATAATGATGAAAAAATCAAGCGAACAAAGTTTAGGTGCCCAAGAACGCGAAGCTTATGCCAGCCAGGAATATCAAGATTTATGTAAAGCTATTGGCGCGGCAACGTATAAAACAGAAATGTGGAAATACAGGCTAGAAGCGGCTAAATTACGGTTTGAAGCTTGGCGCACCCAAGAAGCAAGCAATCGTAATCTTGAAAGACTAACAAAATGACAAAAGTAGATGAAGATTTTGAAGAATGGACACCATTTTTATTGCACCTACTTGAATGTAATAAATTGAAAGAAGAAAATAAACAACTGCATGAACAAATAAAGCATTTGGAAAGCCAGGTTTACGGGGGATCAACAAAATGAAAGATTTTTCAACGCCTTACCTTGCATTGCACAAATTAATGAAAGATTTTCATGAAACAATTGTGAAAGGCCATTTTCAACAAGCCCATGAAATATCAATAGATATTGTGGATGTAGCCCAACAATTAGAAGATATTTCTAAAGGGTTACGTGATGCCTATACTGATTAATGGCGTTTACTGTTGTAGTACCAAAATCTGTTATTGAAATTAGTGAACATTTTGTTGAAAACAACAATTTAGGTCACAGGCCGGATAATACCAACGGCAATAAAGAACAACAAATGGTAGGCGTTATAGGCCAAAATATGATGGCAATGGCTTTAAATGAACCATTTATGAAGCCATCAACCACCCATGATGGTGGCGTAGATTTTGTGATTGCTGATAAAAAGATTGATATAAAAACTATGGGGCGCACGGTTACGCCTAAATTAGACTATGTTAATAATCTTATTGCATCGCAAACAAAATTTGATGTGGATGGTTACGTATTTGCCAGCCTAAACACCAGTAACAGTAAACTAACCATATGCGGTTGGCTTCCAAAAGTAAGTTTTTTGTTTTTTGCAAAGTTTTATGAAAAAGGCACAATTCGTGAAAGAACTAATAACACGTCTTTTGAATTAAAAGCCGATACTTATGAAATAGAAAATGAAGATTTGTTGCACAACGTTTACAGTTGGAACGATTTAATTAAAAGTATTGGCCAACATGACAAAAAAAGAAATTGAACATTACGGCAAACTAGCGCGGCTTGGGTGCATCTTATGCCGTCAAATGCAAGTCAGGGAAATAGATGATTCACCAACAGAAATCCATCACGTACGCCGATTTGGCCAAAAAAGAGCCAATAGTGAAGCAATACCCTTGTGCGCCTGGCATCATAGATTGGATTCACGTACCAGTATTCACGGCCTTAAACACAAAGGATTTATTAAATATTGGGGTTTATCTGAAGAAGATTTGTTAGAAAAAACAAAAGAATTGCTAAATGACAATAATTAAACTTCCTTATCCACCCAGCGTTAATACATATTGGCGCAACTTTAGGGGCCATACAGTTTTAAGTAAAGCTGGGCGCGAATTTAAAACGGCAGTTGCAGAATGTGTTGTTGCCCAAGAAATACCTAAATTTGGTACTAAACGGCTTGAAGTGACGTTATTTTTATATCCTAGGTCAAAGGTAGTCACAGACTTGGATAATCGTTTAAAAGCCGTTTTAGACGGTTTAGAAGATGCTGGTGTTTATGACAATGACGGACAAATTGATGTATTGATGATTCAACGTGGTCAAATAAGAAAAGGCGGCGGCGTTGATGTAATGATTGAAGTAATTTAAAATTAGCTATGGCAGATGAATATGAACTAGGCACCGTTGGTCCAATACCAACCGTTAATCCCAATTTAGCAAAAATTGCGGATATGCTAAAAATTGCCAAAAAATATGCTGATCAATATTACGTCAAAGAAAATGTACCTTTAATTGGTGGAACTACTTTAGGGGAATTTTTATTAGGAAAAGCACCGGAAGAAATTGAACGTTGGGGACAAGGCGATTACCCAGTACGCAATCCTAATGAAGTAGTTAAAACCGGTGGAAATCGTGCAGAAATATTTAAAACTGGGCGTTTTGAGCCTACTTTTGATGTAGCAACAAACGTTTTAGCCCCGTTAGCTGGTGCCGCCAAAGTAAGCAAAAGCAATTTAATTGAAACAAATATAGCCAAAGGATTTAAAGATGAAGGAAATTATCGAAGGGTGGGAGAACCACAATCAAACCTTGAAATATTTGGGATTACCGGAAACGACCAAGGAAGATTACCAGGCGGCCTTATTGAGAACGCCGGTAGAATTACACGAAGAAGCCATCCGGATGACATTAAGGCACAAACCAAGCTTATCGAAGCCAACTTAAATAATCCTGAATTCAATAAAGCTTTAGCACTTGCAAAAAAGCATAATCCTGATTTTGATATACAAACCATTAAAGATATGCCGGAATCATCTTTGGCTAAACAACATGGCATAGCTAGAACGTTTGATTTGCTTACGAAAGAATCGGTATCACCCCAATTAAAACAAGCCATTTTTGATGATTACATGGTTAAACACCCTGAAATGATGAAAAAAGAAGGCATCAAAGATTACGATGATTTAGTTACAAAATCTTATGGCCAATTAAGAAAAGAAATTGATCAGCAATTTGATGACATGGTTAAAGGTGGTATGAAATTGTCGTATCACCAAGGTGATGCTAATTACTTGGATTCTAGGGAAATGTTGCGCGATTCCCTTGTAAATCAGCATTTATATACCTATCGCGGCGGTGACGTACACCCATTACTTAATGATTTTGATCCTTATTACGGATTAAATAGCAATGAAAAATTTAGAGCCGTGCATGATTATTTTGGCCACGGCACAACCGGTGCCATGTTTGGCCGTAAAGGTGAAGAATTGGCTTATGGTGCCCATTCTGAAACATTAAGCCCACTAGCTAGAATAGCGGCCGCCGCTGAAACTAGGGGGCAAAACAGTTTTGTTAATTATTCAGGCATTAATGCTGATTTAGAACAAAAGATGATGACAACAAGAATTGCTAGGGATCAAGCTATTCACCGCGGAGAAAGCCCGGAACAATATAATGCCATTTTGCGTGACCTAGGCGGCCAATGGCAATACGCAAAACAACAAGGCATAGCTTTACCACCGGAAATGCTAGAAGTTGGATATAAAGGCAATATTCCTGAATATGTTAAAGCCAATATGTTTCCTGAACATGGCATAAGCCATAAAGGCTACCATTATTCAA